ATTAAATAATATATCACCAGATGTACCAATAGCATATTGTGTATAGTCCCACTCTGGAACTTCTTCATACTGAATTACACCATTAAATACATAACCTGAATATGATGCTGTAATGAATTCTGATTTTCTTCTATCAGACCAAGTAGCTTTACCTGGATTAGTTGGTGTTACAGTAAATGTTTTATTAATAACAACTGTATAATTATTTGGAATATTAACCACTTTATGTACACCATCAAATGTACCATAAACCGTATCAGATACAGTTATATAATCATTAACTACAAATGAATGTGTTATACCAATACTACCTTGTAATACTGTATATGAGCTAAATGAAAATGAGTCATATTGTGTGTCTAAAAAATCCCAATATTTTACATATTCTTCACCAAATCTTATTTCATATTTATCAATACAGTTTGTTGATGCTGTTTTATCAACTATATTATGAGTTAAGTCATAACTAACATAAGATTCTAATACACGCGCAGGTGAATAGATTACTTCTGTTGTACCAGGTCTTGGTAATAGTCTAGCTCTAGTTACATAAGTACCATTAACATATACATCAAATAGAAAACTAAATGCTTCTTCTGAAGTTAGTGTAGAACTTACCTGTGTATAGATTGGGTTGTAAACTGGTTGATATAAATCAGGTGATGTTATAATAGAAATTGCCATTTAATATACTTGTGTTTATTATTAATATATTAAAATGTATTTTGTTTATTCTAACTCTTTTTCAATTCCTTTAACATATTCTTTCTCAATGAAATCAGATAACTCTTTAGAAGCAAATACATCTTTCGTAATATCATTATTACCATCAACATATTTGAAATAATCCACTGCTTGAATGATATAATCATCAAATCCATCTGGATATACGGTAATAGATTTATACATAGCACCAGTTTTTATTAAACCTTTAGCTTGTATATCAGCTTTAATAAGTTCTTCTATTTTATTTGCTATTGCTTCGTAGTCCATTACTTAACTTCTTTACTTGATACAATAGATGCTATACCTTGAACTAAGGCTTTCATCTTTGCTTTATCTTTTCTATTAATATCACCACAAGGGTAGTAGAATTTCTTTCCACTAGTTCCCCATTGTGCGTATGTACCTTTCTCATCTGATTTAAACTTTATCATATTTATATTTTATTTTTACATAACAAACATTAAAACATTACTTAATTGATTCCAGTTTACTTCTCTTGTTAATATACCTTTGTAATGTCCATATACTTATGGCACCAGAACCAATAACCGATGATGAATTTTATCTGGTTTAACTCTGATAAGTAGCTTTTAGATTTTCATATTTGCTCCTAATAGCTAAACGTTCATTTAGTATTATTTCTGGAACATCTTCACCAGTTTCTTGTTTTCTAATAAAATACCAATCTGTTGGTTCCAGTTCTTTATATTGATAGAAATTCATTTCATTACAAAACTTTTCGAAATCTTTAAAGTAATTATCATAACAACAATTACCATCAATTGTCACATCTGATTTTAAAAAATATAAAAGACCTTTATCTTTTAATTCAATATGTACGCTTTCAAAATTATTAATTGATTTACTTATAATTTCAAATTCTTTATTTTGAAAAGTTGCTGTATTTGTTTTTGTGTTTACATTTATCATTTTCGTATTATTATTTAAAATTGATTTACACTTAAAAAATTGGCTACTAGTGATTCACTTGGGGAAGCACCACCGTTTGCTTGAACCGCTAAAATTATGTATTGGTCAACAGTCCAATCTATTGTAACTGTTGATACGTTGTTAGTTATAGTTTCTTCATACCCTGTTATTGCATTAATAATAAAAGCAGTAAATGAACCTACTTTTATAGGTATTGTTCTATCAATAGAAAAGCGTAGTATTGTGTTATTACCACCATTATTTATTCTACCAATTTCAGATGCACCACTTAAACTATTCGTTGTGTTTACGTATATTACTAACCAAGCATAAGAACCAGTACCACTTTTCTGAGAACGACCTTTAATATTTAAAGCACCATTTGTTAATGTGTTAGCTGGGATTAAAACACTTTTTGATAGTGTGTTGGAATTACTAACACTAGTTATACCATTTGATGCATCAGTATAAGAGAATTTATTTATAACACTTAATGTACCAGCAGTTAAAGTTAATCCAGAACCTAATGTTACTGATTTTAAATTTTTACTTGCATCGTGATATACTAATGTATTTGCTGTATTTGATGTCATTCTTAATACACTAGATACAACAGTTGATGAAGCATTAAGTGCTATTAATGATGATGCACCTGTACCGTTTAATGTTAACGATGCTGTTTTATAAACAAGTTGTATTAAATCTGATGTGGCGCTTAAATATGATTTATAAGCACTAACATCACTTGAATAAACACCAACAAATACTGTAGCTTTTTTAGTATTAGTACTAGTATCATTTGCAACTAAACCAATTGAGTTAGCAAATCCTCCTAAATTTTCATCAAATGATAGATAAGATTTACCAAAACCATTATTATCATTTGTTAAATAAACTGTATTAATTGTACCATAAGAACCGCCGTCTAAACCAAGTTCACCACCACCGTTTGCTGATTTTATAACCTTAGTACTATTCATTATAATATTAGATGATGCTGTATTACCAACTGATAATACTTGTGATAATGTTGGTGTTACAGATGAACCAGTAGCACCATCTATACCAGCAGGACCAGTTGCTCCTTGTGGACCAGTTGGCCCTCTCCAATCCACAGTAACATAATTACCACTTGATGTTGGACCATTTGCTGAATAACCAGGTAATTGTTCGATAGGCATACCACAGAATGTGTTAGCATTGATTACCTTTAACTTTAAACTGAACTTCCATCCAGCAGTTACATCATCATCGAAATGTTCTAATGCTTCAAATGATATATCTTCCATTAATGATACATTACTTCTAACGTAAAATGGATGAGCATTTAATTCATTTACTATATCTTGTGCTATTCTTAATGTATCACTATGTACATCTTTAATATTACTATCACTATTTGTTGTTAAATCAATAACCTTACAATTTAATGTAACCTCTAATGTCTTATATTGTTTATAATCATTAATAGGCATTCTAGCAAACTCAGGATATACTTGAAATACTGGATAAACTAAATCACCATTATTCTCTAATTCATAATCTCTACCTAAAAAGAATGAATTCACTTGGTAATGTCTTTCAGCAATGCTTGTCATCACTTCAATTATATCTACATAGCTAATAATATTACTCATTGTTTATCTTTTTTGTTTTTGTATATCTTCTCTTCTCTTATCTTCATTGGCTTTCTCTTTCATAAATGCTAGTTTATTAAGACAAGCTATAAAGTTTAATTCAGTTACTCCTTCGTGTTTTAATATGTCACCACCAGCTAAATAATCTATCATCATATACCAACTCCATCTACCAAAACCATTGTTGTACTTTTCTTGTTCAACGGTCATAGCTTCTTTTTCTTTCTCTGTTAATCCAGTTGTACTTAATCCTTCTGAATGGAAAAGCGCTTTGTATTTTTTATTGTAGATATCTTGTCGCCAGACAAAAAAAAAGATAGTGTTGAATATACTTCAGACATTTTAATGTTGTATTTATTTCTAATAACATCTAAGAATATTTCTTCTGTAAATGATACAACATTATTATTACTATCTAATGGTCTTATTAAGATACCAAATGCAATTTCTAATCTATGAAAATCAGAACTAGCACTTTTCATAAGTGACTCAAATGAAACAATTTCACCCATACTCATCTTATTATAGTTTGATATAATACCATACTTCTTACCTTCAATTTCTAATGATTCTTTTGGTTCTAATGATTTAAACTCATTAAGGACATCAGCATTATCTTCTACCCATTTAAATTCTTCTTTTAATTCATCAAATTCTTCAGTATTAAAATCCCATAATATGCTATTTAATTCTTCTTTGTTATTTGATAGTGCTGATATAATCTTAATATCATTATCAATAGAATTTGATACTTTTGATTCTGATACATTTATAATATCTATATATTGACCTAATGTTAATTCTTCATAAGAGTTAACTATATTAAATTCTTTATCGTTGATTTGTAGTTTTATCATATTATTTATTAATATATTTTTTATTATTCTGTTTACCCAATTGTAAATGATTTAGTAAACTTTGCTTTTGAAGCACATTCTAATGCTATTGCTATCGACATTACTATATCATCGTGTCCATACGATGCAGCATATTTAATACTACCAGTCTTTGTTATTGTTGCTACAAATGCATTAAACTCTGACTTTATTATTTCATCATTTAATAGTTTAATCTCTTTCTTACCCACTGCTGCTATTAATTGATTAATCATTAGTGGTTTACTTACACCAGTTGTTGCGAATTCATTCAGATTTTGTACACCTTGTGAACGAAGTGTTTGTATTACTGGTAATCCTTGATTATTACTTTCTATTAATATCTTCTTTGGTTTCCACTTATTAAAGAATTCTTTTAATGTAGTTGTTAAGTGTATTATCTCTGTGTTATTAAATCTAACGTAATCCACCATCTCATTCTTTGAATTAAGACAGATAGCAACTGTATAATCTCCTTTGAAGGCAATATCTACTCCAATATAATATTGTTCTGTAGTTTGATATGTAGCCTTTCTAAGTATACATACTTCATTTATATTTCTAAAGCAACCAGCACTATCTATAAACTCACCTAAATACTCTTGTCTAAATACTTCATCTGGTAATATAAACTGTTGGTCTAATATAAACTTTACATTAGCATAAGGATTATGATGATATGTTAATTTAAAACTCTTATATGTTTTATCAATTTGTTCCAACCCCTTATGAAATAATCTAGCGAAGAAGTTATTACCTTTTGGTGTTGAACAGAATAGGACTTTCTTACCACGAACTGTTAATGTTGGTGCTAAGATTGTGTTCCAAGTTTCTTCTTTAATGAAAGCACACTCATCTAATATTAAATGTGTATTAGAATAACCTCTTAGTGTGTTATCTGATAAGGCTGAACGAAATAATATAATAGAACCATTTCTAAATATGATTTCAGAGTCACCTGATTGTATTTTACAGGATTTGATGAAGAACATCATTGGTTCAACCATAAGTAATATCTGTTTATATACTTTCTTTACTTGACTATCTGTTGGACTCACTACCATTACACATTGACCAGGTGTTTCTAATGCCCATTTTAATGCAGCAATAGTACATATCACAGTTTTACCAACCTGACGGCTACCATTTAGTGTTATGTATGTTGTATCTTTATCAAAACACGCTTTTAATACGGGTAATTGTGCTTTGTATGGTGCTGGGAGTTGTATAGTCATTAGTCTTCGAAGTCTTCATCAGTTTTATCATCTGGTATATCACCTTGTGTCAAATCTAAACCAGGTATATTTAATATAATTAATGATTTACCATCAGATGTAATATCCAATGTATCACTATATCCTCTCTTTTTACCTCTATACTTCATATAGAATAATATAGAACGCTCAGAGCCTTCTTTAATCTTCTTAAGTAATTGGTTCTCAGCAAAATCTAATGTTATATTATTAATATCATCTACCGATGCTCTAAATACCTCGTCTTCTTTATAATATAAATAAAATGTATTTCTACTTATACCAACTTCTTTACACGCTGGTGTAACTATACCGAGACTTCTTTCAAGAGCCTCTAATAGTTTTGCTTTATAATATTTTGGTTTGTGTTTACTCATTATATTTTTTTATTTTTATATTTCCCATTCACCTTTTATATATCCAATTGGTAAATAAATAAAAGATGCTTTTAATCTTGTGTTTAATTTAATCGTATCAAAATTAATTTCTTTTTTTATACCATTATTATAATTAGTTAATTTCCACTTACTAGATTTACAATAACTTCGTACTAAACCAGGGTGTGTAGTCACAATACTTAATCTCTTTTTATTTTTAAAATAAAGTTCACCAATATACTCATTCATTATATTTACTAAACCCAATCCTTGAAAGTCTGGTAATACAACACATCTAGTTATTCTAAATAAATCTAATGTCACACCAGGTTGTGGTAAAACAGCTACTAATCCAGCAATATCATCATTAACATAACCAACAAAAACACGTGCTGCATAATTTAAACTATGGTCTAAATAATGATATTTACTAAAAATTCTCCAAGCATTTTCCTTTTCACTTTTTCCTCTACACTCTCTAATTTCAAATCTAATATCTGGTCTTTGCTTTTTTTTTTACTTACAACAAAAGTCATATCATTAGTATTAAAAACCCAATCTGGCATTAACCAATCCTCAACATCAAAATGACAGCCAACAGCAATAAACTTCTTATTAGACTTTCTAACATTCTTTTGTACAACAAAACTACCAATTTTAGCGATATTTCTATCAACAACTGATGTAAACTCATCAAATACAATTAACTCTTTACTACTTAATAAAGACTTAGCTAAATCACATCTCATTTTTTCACCACCACTCAATACATTATAAGGCTTTAACCAAGTTGTTGTTGAAGATAAACCAACACTTGTCATCATATTAATAATATCATCTATCTTATTATCATCAAAATTATCAACTATTGATTTATTATTATAATCAAAATTAGTAATATAATCATCACCAAATAACTCCTTGGCAATTGTACTTTTACCAGTACCACTATTACCAACAATTAATCCTACATTCCAATCAAAATCCAAATCTATTATACCTTCAAAAGTTTGTTTATTAATATCTTTCATATCAAACTTATCCAATATATACTTTACATTATATGTAATCTCAGGCTCATTTAATCTATCAATCTTAAATGTCAAAATACCATTATATTTATTAATTTTAGTATTATCAACAACTATCTCTCTACTAACTTCATCTACACTAAAACTCATTAACTTAATATCCTTTTCATTATAACCTAACTCTTTAAGTTTATTAAACAAATCGATTTGTTTATCTAAGTCTTTCAAATCAATAAACAAAGCAATTATATTATCTGGTAAAATATCTTTATCTGATTTTTGATTTGGTACATTCAAACCCCAATCTAATAAAACTTCTTTTGTATTATCTTCTAATAACATCTCAAAGTCCCACTCACCATAACCAACATTATCTTTTACTATAAACTCTTGTTTCTTTTCATCTGTTAAGTCATTAAACTTTATAATATACACCTCTTTTAAACCTGCACTTATACAAGCTCTCAATCTCATATTACCACCTAAAACAACCATATCATTATCCACAACAATTGGTCTTGCTTCAAGCATCTCCGGAAACTCCTTT